ATTGCAGATTGATTCTCTAATGATTGCAGATGATTCCTTTAATGATTGCAGACGATTGCTTTAATGATTGCAGATTGATTCTCTAATGATTGCAGATGATTCCTTTAATGATTGCAGACGATTGCTTTAATGATTGCAGATTGATTCTCTAATGATTGCAGATGATTCCTTTAATGATTGCAGACGATTGCTTAAATGATTGTCGAATGATTTTATTAATTTGGCTTACACAAAATTAAGAAATAAAAAATTGTAAAATCACTGTTCGTGATTCTATCATTTTATTATTTGGCTTGCGCAAAATTAAGAAATAAAAAATTGAACTTCAATCATCATATCACACATCTCTTAAAATATATCATAAAAATGTCTGTCTGGGTTGGTTATCCTGTTGATTATGAGCAATTGCTTAAATTATTTGATTTGAGAAAAGAACCTTGCAAATCATCATATCTTGAATTTATAAAAAATGAATTTACTGCTTTTGCAAGAAGGCACAGGAATAATGGTTTTACATTAAAACATATCAAAACAGAAACAGAAGATGTATTAAGAATTGAAAATGAAAAAAGTATTGACATGGGTGAAAAATATTATGGTTCATATAAATGGAACATTGTAGAATGGTTTGGATGTACAATAAAATTAGATCATAACAATAAGCAATATGTTGAATTTGATCGTGATAATTTTGGAACAATTACTGATGAAGAATACGAAGATTTTGTTGAAGGAGATCATTATAAATATCTTCAAACAATTGAATACGCAATTACTGATTTAACAACTTGTGTTTTTACAACTGACAAAGGACAAGTTATTATTGGAATTAATATTGAAGATAGATGTTTGCCAACAGACGAATTTATAGAACGTGTTAAAGATGCAAAAGAAACTATTAAAAGAGAATTATCATTTTTGGATCTATCAAAGATTGAAATTTATCCAGAACTTGAGGGACCGACATTTGAAGTTGAAAATCCAGACCCATATGTGATCACTACTTTTGTTTTGTAAGATTGCTATTCATATTTTTTTAATGTTATACAGAATAAACAAAAATAAAAAATTGAAATTACCAATATATGTTTATTTATCTATATGAATACAATAAAAATGCCTGTTTTCATTGGTTATTCTATTGGCAAAAATGATTTGTTAAAAGTGTTTGATTTAAGAAAAGATCCAATCAGAACAAATTATATTAAACACGTATTTGATAAATTTTCAGAAGTCGCGCAATACAAAAATTTAAAATTTACTCATGTCAAAGAATATAACATATTTAGAGTAGAAAAAACTGCAGCAACTGTTCCAAATGTGGTTATGGGTATGTATACGATGCATAAAGTATCTGCATTTAGAGATTTAGATTTTCTATTTGGTTGTAAAGTAGATGAAGACAAAAAATTACTTGAATTTGATTGCAATAACTTTTATAAAATTAGTGATGATGCTTATGAAGAATTTATTAGAACTACAATTATATGTGGTGTTGATTATATTTCCATAATTAAAAATATGTCTTTAGGAATAAATATAATTAAAAATGACACGGGACTGATGGTTGGATTATATTGTACTGCAAATAATGTTGATACAGAACAATTTATTACACATATTAAAAATATGAAAGATGTTGTTAAAAAACAATTATCAAAAATAAAAGTCCATATTGGCGAGTGTTCAAGTTTAAATAAAGTAGAAAATCCAGAACCAAAAGTCATAATTACATAATATTAATAAAAATTGTAAAATCGCTAAGGCGATCTTATAATTAAAAATTGAACTTGTCAAATATCTAAAAGTCTATATTATACAATATTACTTCACTCTATCTTACTTGATAAGACTTTTTACCAACAGCAAAAATGGAGAAATTACGTGTTATTGAAAGACAAGTTTTCTATTATCCGATTTTAGCTCTGTTATTTTTCATTTTGAAAGTAGCAGTTACAAATTATGATTCTATTAAGTATGAATTTGTGTTTTATGAGAAAGATCCACGATATGCATATCCAATCACAAATAACAGAATTACAGATACAACTTTATTATGTATTTCTTTTGTGCTTCCTATTGGCATTGCTCTTATTGCATTTGTGGTTAAGAAATTAACGCTTAGAAAAGACTATATTATTCTTATTCATATTATTTCCTCAATATGTCTTGCAATATTTACAACAATGGTTTTTACTGATGTTATCAAACATACTGTAAGTGAGTTGCGACCAAATGCATTTGTTCTGGGCAATTATGCGGGATGTGGTGAACAGGTTATGACATGCACTAATACTGACTTTGGTGTATTAGGAGATTATTCCAGATTTTATGGAAGTTCTACAAATGTTAAAGATGCCAGATCATCATTTTTGTCTGGTCATACATCTTATGCTTTTTGTACAGCAACAACCATAATTCACATGTCATCATACTTTCTTGGAAACCATCATTACATCATCTCAATTGCAAGTTATCTTGTTGCATCATACATTGGAATTACTAGAATTATTGAATATGAACACCACATTCATGACGTTGTTGCAGGAGTTATTTTAGGCGCAATGATTTCACAAGTCATTTGGACAGAAACAAAGAAGCAGTTGGTCAAAATCCATCAACAAAAGTATGCGCCTGCACAAAGTTTGAACATAACACCTCTTTAATATGTATTATTTATTGAAAAATTGAATATCATAATATATTGCAGGTATTTATTTATTACTATCACACATCAACAACAAGACAAGTGGTGATTCATGAAATAATAGTTAAAATGGAAGATGCTGTAATTCCTACTTTCCTAAGAGACAGTTTTGACACATTTATTGCTAATTGCAATAAAGAATATAGCAGATTAGTTACACAGTATCAAAGTGACATAACACATAAGATATCGAATGATGATTATACAGAACGTTATGGAGAAATCGAAGATTGTGAAGAAGTTCAATTATTTAAAAAAGAAATGCCAGAACGATGGTTAATACATAAGATTGAATGTAGGGCTGATAAGTATCCGGAGGATGCACGTGCGAAGGGCAATCATAGATTACAGCAAACAATTATTGATACTGTAATTATTGATAATTTTGGACAGTGTTATATGTCGCAACTGGATATAAATTACGTACGAAATGATCCCTACCCAACCTATGTAGAAAAAAGAACAATCAATCAAACTTTTTGTTTCACGAGAACAAATTATGTTGCATTGCCTAATGCTCTCATAAATTTGATAAAAAATGAGTATAAAACTAAATATTATAAAACATCAATACCATATTCTCATACTGATTACATAAATCCAACATCTATTACTGATGGAGATTTTATTAAATTAATTGTTGAAGTAGCAAAACATTATTCAGACAGATTTACAAAATACAAAAGTTTGTATGAAAGTGATAAATTGAAGGAATATCAAGAATGTGTAGAAAAAGAAACAGAACATAAAAAAATAATAAGCAAATTAAAAGATGATATAGAAATTCTAACAGCAAAAATAGAAAGTCAAGAGAAAATCATTACTGAAAAAACAGAAATGAATAATATATTAACACAAGAAGCAGGAAAAAATGTTGCAAAAATTGCTGAACTACAAAAACAAATTAATCAGCAAGTACACTTCATATATAATTATCAAAAGCATATAAAAGAATTAGAAACTCAACACCATTCTTGGAGAGAAACAACAAGAAGTTTAAATGTTAAAAGAGAAAAAGAATTAGTAGAAAAGAATGATAAATATGCAGACACAATAGTCAAATTGAATAATGAAATAAAATCACTCAAGAGACAGTTGGCTGATGCAATTAGTACAAAAAATTGAATATATAACATTTTGAAAAATAAAGTAATAATAATTAGTATATTTTTATAAAATGTCTAAAAAGGGTTATTCTTCTAATTATTCGCGCGGAATTCGTGCAGAAAACAGTGTTGCATCAACATACAAATCAAATGGATGGTCTGTAAAACAATCCCCAGGAAGTAGAGGTGCTGCAGATTTAACATGTACAAAAGGGGCAACAACACACTATGTTCAGGTAAAATCATCAGGAGTATCAAAACCATATATTTCATCGTCTGAAGTTGGAAGACTGAAATCAACTGCCACTCGCAACAATGCAACATCAGTCATTGCGACAGTCCAAAATGGGTCGCAGACAATCAGTTATGCGAAAACAGGTGGCTCTGTAAAATTATAATTTATTTATTCATATCAATCAAAATAATCTGTTATATTCTTAATCTCTTTTTTTACATATGTCTTCATAAATTCCTTATAACAATCATATGTGCATTTACAGTCATTCAAACTGTCATGCAATTGGTATGGTGGGTCTTTTTTGAAAAAGTGTCTATATAGCTCAATTAGCTTTGTACCCTTCAAATTGCCTTTTGTATTCAATAAACCAACCAATTTTTTAGTCTCTGACATAGTACAAAACACTTTTATATTGTCAATTCTTTTAATTGTTTCTTTCATCCTAAATTCTGCTAAATGAGTTTTAATAAATCTGATGTCAAAACCTACATTATGTCCAATTATTTCCACAATATTTTTATTAAATAACTCTCTTAATATAACTGCAAAATCAATTCTTCTTATGCCATGTTTAAAAGTATATTGTGACGATATTTTATGCATTCCTTCATTATATGCTTTATTTACCACATTGTCTTTACAATGAACAAATGTGTTGTATTCTTCAACTATTTCATTCTTTTCATTAAGCAACAAACCAGAAAACTGCAAAATGCAATCATTATATGATATACCAGTTGTTTCGGTGTCCATTATGAGTTTATATTTTTCTGTTTTCTCAACTTCCAATTTAGAATCAGTTATTCTGTCCATACCAAATTCCTTTTCATAAGTAGATTTACTTGACATTAAGAATTTTTCTTTTTCAATATTTTCTTTACCACCAAATTTCTTGTTAAATAAAACAGTAATCAGTTTGTCCAACTCAACAAAATCCATTTTTATTTGATATAATTCATTTGAGAAGATGTTATATAATAAATAAGTATTGACCAAAGTTGGAAATGTTTCAATATTACATTTTATATATTTCTTTAATACATCGTTGTGTTGACTAAGTGTTTTGATGTACATATAAACAGCAATTTGGATAAAATGCACATCAGTCAATTGTTCTACGCATTTGAATTCAAATAATCTATTTTTGTCAATACAATCATATCTTGCATTGATCATCATTTGACCGCATGTCCGAACACCAATGTAATCTCTGATAATTCTATCACTTGTTTCATATTTTGCATCTGGAGATATTATATCAGCCATTCTTGACACAAATATGTCTAGTTCATCTTGTTTAATCCAATTGAAGTCTTTAATTTGGAATTTTCTGTAATCCAAACCATTTTCTTTACAATATTCTTCTGTGGCAACTTTTAATAATTTTTTGATGTCTGCTGTTTTTCCCTCTTGTGTTAACTGAAAATACAATGGAACCGCAATACCAGTGATGTCAGATACTGCTTCAATTGTACCCAAATCTTCATTCTTTACTCTGTCCATCACTTTTACCATTTTGACTTCTGTATTTAATTTCTCTTTTTTAATCAGACTCATTGCTTTTGTAATTGTCTTATGATCTAAATGTCTGCATAAACTTGTTACACTGATTTTGGGACAATCATCTCTGGAGTCAATATTATTAATATTATCTAATTTGACTGATGTCAATTTGTATAATTTTTCTTTATCAATAAAATTAAAAGGTGTATTTTGATTATCATGCAATATAACTAACTTTTCTGTCGCTCGTGTCATTGCAACATAAATTGGATTTGGACATCTGTCTAATTTGTCTTCCTTATTATACAATTCAAAATAAGCATTATCAAAACAAAATAACATGACACATTTCCTTTCTAATCCTTTTGCTTGATGGAATGTCATAAAAGATATTTTCCCAATTAATTGTTCATCATCTACTTTTTCATCATCAGATCTTGGAATAAAAATTGGAATTTTATTTCTAGTACATATGTTTGCCAATAAATTAATTGGTGACTTTTCATCGTTATGTCTAATTGATGGAGATAAAATGAATATATCATCATACTTTACACCAGTCATCAATATTTTACTTAATACTTCAAATGGTTTGTCTGAAAATGTGTCACACTTAACATATTCTACCTTTTCACCTGATTTACATGTTTTAATTATATCTTCATGCAATACAACTTCATTGATGAATTGTGCAACTTCATTTGTCAATCTGTAAGATGTTGATAAAGGCAATCTAATCCATGGTTTTTTGTTTATTTGTTTGAGAACATTACAAGAATTTGTAAGATATCTTTTATCAGCTCCATTGTACGTATAAATGCATTGTCTTATGTCGCCAATTATACAAAAAATTGGTTGGAGATATTTATTATCTTTTATGATTCTACATAGAGTCCAAAAATAAAGATCTGTTATATCTTGTGCTTCATCGACAATAATAGTGTCAAATGAGAAATCTTTGAAATTACCAACATTTTGTTCTAACATATCTTTCATCATATTATCATTGTAACATAACCCATAATTGTTGTGTAAAAAAGAGTGATAATTATCAACAACTAAATTTTTTAACTTGAGTGAATCTGCTTTCTGTCTTGTTTCTGCTTTTAATCTTCTATTGTATGTCAACAATAATATTCTCCTATTTGGATACCTAAGTGCAATATGTAAAACTGTTGTTGTTTTGCCACTTCCTGCAACAGCATTTACCACAACATTATGTGTATCTAATTTATCAATTATATTTTTTTGTTCGTCAGATGCTTTTGGCAAATTATAAAAAGACATATGTATACTATATTATTATTTTTTTATGTAGGAAAAATAAATAAATTAATCTTTTTGACTGTGTTCTGCAATTTTAGTTTCAAGCAATCTAATTTTCTCATATAGTCTAAGTATTCCCTTTGATGTTAAATCCTTATACAGATTTAAATATTCGATAATATTTTGTCTATTTTTATGTGTTTTTGTGTCTTTGAAAATATAATCAGAATTGACCTTATTTGAAAAATCAAAATAAAACTTGACACGATCAATATTGTTTCTAATACTTATGATATCCTTAATAAATATATTATTGTGCTTATCATTGTATTTTTCAAGATCTTTATAAGCTTTGGTTTTCTTTTCTATCCATGCGACATGCTTATCTACTTGAGATGCCATTTTTGTCGTTGGTAGAAAGACAATATGTGGTAATAATATACAAATATATGTAGGTTTCTATGAATGATGAAATTCAATTTTTTTATGTCGCTTTTGCCATGTAAAAAATTGAAAAGTACAATACGTTGAACATCTAATATAATTAGATTTATACTACCATTTTAATACATACATCTCTTTGTGTGTATATTTGAAATGGATCTTTCTCCTGTCACAATGGAAGAACAAGTAGCCGACATCGCAGTTGAAACAAATAAAGAGCCTATTGACACACATGTTGATGAATCTACTGGTGTTGCAGAAACAAAGAAAGAACCCAATGTAGAAATGATTACCATTTGTGGCAAACAGTTTCCCATAGATACAACTGATTTAGATTTATCAAATATGAAGTTGACAGCAGTACCAGAAGAAATTAAGTCATTTAGGAATCTTTATTGGCTTAAACTTTCTGACAACAATATTGAAACTATTGATGAATCATCTTTTGAGGGATTATATAATTTACATTTTTTGATGCTTGAAAAGAATAAGTTAAAGGCTATTCCAAAGAATGCATTTAAGGATTTATACAATCTTCATATTTTGTATCTGTCGCAAAATGAAATTGCGCATGTCGATCAAGATGCATTTTTTAATTTAGCATCTTTGAAATCTCTATTCTTATCTGGGAATAAATTAGAATCTTTTGAAAACAATACATTTATACATATGCCACATCTTGAACTGCTAAATCTTAATAACAATTTGTTGACTCTTCAAAACAATGTATTTGAGGGACTATCCAACTTAAAAACATTATATCTTGCAATGAACAAATTAACATCTATCTCCGAATATTTTTTCGCGTCACTCAATAATTTAACGACGCTGGGTTTGAATTTTAATAATATTACATCTATCGAACCATTGTCATTTAAGAATTTAGGATATTTAAAAAATTTGACATTGTACAAAAATGAAGACTTGGTCACATTGCCAGATGACATGTTCGAAAATCTTGTAAATCTAGAATATTTAGACATTATGCCAACCAATTTAACATCAATCCCTCATTCCATCCTGAATTGCACAGGTTTAAAATATTTTTGTCATGATGATAAAATCGTATCTGATGGAGTTTTTGAGGCTGTTCTTAAAATGGTTGCACAGAACAATGAAGCAGGATCCCCGCGCAAACAAACTGAACAAACTGGCAATTCTGAAGTAGAATCGGACAATTGATTTTTTTGTTATATGTGACAAAAATATATATCATGCACTAAAAAGTATATAAAAGTAATATGACAAAAAATTGTGAAATATCCCTAGCGGGAATTTCATCATTTTTATTTGTGTTGATAAAAAAATTGTGAAATATCCCTAGCAGGATTTTCATCATTTTTTTATTTATATTTTTGTTTAAAGGCAAAAATATAAATAAAAAAATTGAACATCCAAACATCTAAAGTGCCTAGACTAATTATACGTATATCAACTTATATTATCACACTTCTTAATTCAACATTCCAAAATGGCTCTCTTAACAGTCTTTTTGCTAACTCTGTTGAGTTATGTTAATGCACAATCTGGCATGGCAACAATTTTTATGAATGTTCCAAATTGGGTACAGGCAAAAGTAGTTGCGACTGCGCGTGATGTATCAGACCCACATTCATCTAATTATGGAAAATATCTTACCTATCAACAAATGAAGCATTTGACTTTTGTAAATGAATCTGTTTATGTCGCAACTTTTCTTGACTCATATCCTGTTTTGTCATACAACTTCCATGGCGATAACTTTGAGGTGTTCGGTGACGAAGATGATGTTGTTACTATTCTTTCAAGTATTCCTGCAAATGTGTCGCAGTACATTTATTTTGTAGAAGGAATTGATGAAACACCATTGAAGAAGAATATTACAAGACACAATAGACCATCTAATTTGAACAGAAGAGTTGGTGACATTACGCCTGATTCTGGATTTGTCGGAAGGGAAACAATTTTGAGACTTCATAACATTTCTGGTCAATTGTCAGTTACAACAACAACTTCGATTGCTTTGATTGAGTTTGCTGATGGAGGATTTTATTTTCAAGATTACAATGATTCACTTAATTTGAATAATGTCAATTCTACGACAACGCCTGTTGTTATTGGCGGTGATGCGGAAGCAGGAACAGAATCAAGCTTGGATGTGGAAATGTCATCAATCACTGCTCAAAATGTGTCAATCATTTATATTAATTACAGTGGCAGTCAATGGATCGCAAGTTTTACTGCAAATATCAGTAACATGGTCAATCCACCAGATGTTTGTTCTGTTTCATACGGATGGTCTGTATATCAACAATGTATGATTACAACATGTGGATTTTTGACTAATGATCAGTATGTTGCATTGAGTGATTATTATTTTGCAAAGATTGCATTGAGAGGAGTAACTGTTGTTGTTTCATCTGGCGACTCAGGTGCTCCGTCACGATTTGATGCATCTTGTTCACTAGAACCAACCACACAGGCAGAATATCCAAGTGCATCTCCATTTGTGCTATCTGTTGGGGGTATGTTTGTTGTAAATGGAACAACAACATTTAATTCAACAACACCATTGTGTCAACAATTGAATTGTGCAAATGGAACAACTTTAAACCTTGTTCAAAATCAGTTTGTTGGATGGTGTTCTGGTTCTGGCTTTCCACCCAATTATGATGTCACAACAATTATGCCATTTCAAAACAGATTATTGGATCAATATATGAAGACTAATGTGAGTTTTCCAAAAGACTTTAATAGACAATCATTTTCGCGTCCTGATGTTGTTTCAGTTGCTCACAATTGTGCGACAGTCACAGACGGATTTGTTCAACCTGTTGACGGGACATCATGTTCAGCCCCAATTGTTGCCGGTATTATTGCTTTATTGAATGATAAGAGAATTAGAAATAATGAACCAAGACTTGGTTATGTCAATCCACTTTTGTACAAGATTCAAAGTGAAGATCCATCTGTATTTACAACTAATTATGTTGGGAACACAGCTTCATCTGAGGGTGGAGTATGTCCACCAGATTACGGATTTTATTCAGATGGTACAACAGCATTTTCGAATCCAACTGGATTAGGGAATATTAACTTTGGACTTTTGTATAGATATGTTTAAAAATAAAAATTGAAAATCAAATTATTTATTTATTACAATATTATTCTATTATTACACAATGGAAAATCCAATCATTGAACAACAAACAATGAATAACAACATCAATCCAATCATTGAACAACAAACAATGAATAACAACATCAATCCAATCATTGAACAACAAACAATGAATAACAACATCAATCCTGTTATTGAACAACAAACAATGAATAACAACATTAATCCTGTTATTGAACAACAAACAATGAATAACAACATCAATCCTGTTATTGAACAACAAACAATGAATAACAACATCAATCCTGTTATTGAACAACAAACAATGAATAATAGTTCATGTAAAGACTTCTGTGAACTTCTTTGTATAGAATGTTGTAGAGATCCAGTTGGCTGTTGTGAATTTTGTTGTGTGTGCGTTATTGTGCCAGCATGTCATGACTTATGTGATTATTGTAAGCATGAATCTTGTAAAAATTGCAGAATAGGCAGACCAACACAAACGAAAATGATGCCATCTACTTGTGGAGAAATATGCAATGAATGTAGTGCAATGTGGTGTTTCTGTTGTGATAAAGAATTATGTAATTGGAATCATCCAATCGAGTCAATGTTTTGCTGGTGTTTTGGTACAATAGGGGTCATTTATCAAACATGTACATGTGGGGACTGTTTTAGAAATGAAAGAATTAATAGATATATTAAAAAAAATAACATGACAAAACAATAATAGAAAAAATATCCCTAGCGGAAATTTTTATCATTTTATTTAAAAGGAACATAACCATAATTAAAAATTGTAAAAACATGGTAAGCATGTTTTTAGTCTTTTTAACATTGCTATTAGCGATTTTATCATTTTTTTATTTATAAATCGGTCTAAAGACCGATTTATAAATAAAAAAATTGAACATCCATTTATTCTAAATCTTCTATATTTTTGGCATATTACTTACATATCCCTCTTGCTTTTCTTGAAGGGTTTTCCGCGTCAAAATGGACTGTGCATCATTCGTAAAAATCAATTATGAATATTCCATTCAGTATGACGTCATGTTTCCTTTGTGGAAAGAATTTATTTCACGCTATGAAAAAGACATACACACGACATTTTTGCATTGCACATGTTGTCCAAATAGGTACAGATGTCAAAGACAGAAATCATGTGCATACATGAAACAATGTGTCATGCTTCTTCATAAAATATTTTATGGTCATGAGTGTATGTCTACTCAATATGAGACATTTGCCGATATCAAATCACTTGTTGCAAGAATCGAAAATTTACACATACAACTTTCAATAATCTATCGCGATCTTATAACATCGGGAAATTTGATGCCATTTCCAATGGAAATAAAGTCAAATTTGACAACATTTGATATATTTGGTTGTCATGATCCAATGAATTTATTTACTGATTAATAGCAATTGCATTCTCCATTACAACAATCTCCACTACAACAACAATCTCCAATGAAATCACAACATTTGCCAACATTATCAAAAAAACTACAATAACACATCCACCAGTCACAACCATTACAACATTGTGACTTTTGTTGTTGTAGCAATCTTTGATCCATTGCTATTTGTGCTGGTGCTGATTGTTCCATTGTGTATTACAATATGTATTCACATCTGTGTCTAAGATTTTAAGATTTCATTTTTTTACTTAATCATCGTCACAACAATCTCCATCTTCACAATCGTCACAATCATCATCACATTCACAATCATCGCCACAATCACAACATTCACAAATACACCAATTTGTATTCCAACATTTTTTCCAATAATTTTTCCAACATTGTGAAACATTACATTTACAACAGCAGCAATGACAATTGGATGATTTGGCAACTTCAACAACTTGTGGCAACGTTGTGATTGTCTGTTGTGTTGGAACTGATTCTTCCATTGTCTGTTGTGTTGGAACTGATTCTTCCATTGTCTGTTGTGTTGGAACTGACTCTTCCATTGTCTGTTGTGTTGCTAATTGTTCCATTATGTATGATTATTTTATATATAATTACAGTTTATTTATGTTTTTTTCAATTTTCAATGCATTGTCTACACTAGTTCTAAATTTATTATCAACAACATCAAATTCTTTTTCCAGTTCTGCAAGAGATTTTTTTGATAACTCAATTCTTTTTTGATTGTTTGTCACAAATTTGGCAATTTCGTCATCTGTATAATATAATTTAAATATGATCATTTCATGGATTATGTTTAATTCTGTAAATATTTTTTTGAATTCTTCAAATGACTCTTTTTTATTTGGCACATCATTCGTAATAATATGATCCTTATATCTATCAAAATAATGTTGAATTGTTTCTATTTTTCCTTCATATTTTATTTTTTTCTGATACATCTCATCTATTTTATTCGATTTTTCTTTTGATTCACAAATTCCCATAAATATACTTATAGAATTAATACATACTTTTAGACATAGTTATGGATAAAATGATAGAGTACACTAAATTTATTGAATATATTCCACAAGTTGTGGAATGTTTTCAATGCAAAGGAAATGCATATGATACATATTTTAAGCGATGTGTGCATTGTACGACATTAAAAAATATGCTAAAAGAATTTCAAAATGCAATAGCAAATAAACAAAATATTGATGATATGTACCAAACAATATGCCAATATTTATTTAAAGAAATTCTATATAATGCATATGTTAACACAATTAAATTTGCAAAGGGATATGTTATTTTAACACCAATGATAGAAACACGAATAAATGAATTTGAAAAACTGTTAAATGAAACAACATATTGGTCACTTGAATTTGAAAATAAATTTAGACATATATTTGAGTATGTTATTAATGAATTTCCAATACGAGATTATGTATATCAGTATCTTCATGAATATGAAACCATTTGGTTAGATACAGAACAAAGACGTGTATTTGCAGAATATGCACACAACAGATTAATAAAACAAGTTTATGAAGAAAAAAAAGAAGAAATAATAATTACAAAGAAACAAAAAACTAAATATGATTACTTCATTGACAAAATACAAGAGTATTGTAAATATTGTCATAATTGTAATAACAATAAATGTACGCATATTGCCTATATCTATGCACTCATAGGTGCATTAAAAGAAGAAACTAATGTGAACAATAAAAAACACACATACAGGGAATTGAAAAAACAGTTGTATATGTTAAATTTAAAGAAATATCAAACAGCAATTGATAAATATAGCACAATTGCATACACAAAATTACATCCATGCGAAATAATGACGGAAAAAATAGACAGATTAAATAATTTCAAAACAATTGTTGCAAAAGAAATTTGGTCGGATAAATTAGAAAAATGTTACAATGATATAGTTATAAATACTTTTGGCCATTCTTTGATAAAGAGTGTTGACATTTATATTGGAGATGTAAAATATCGCGGCGACCCGCCACCCAATCCATTATGGCTTCAAATGTGGAATGAACTAAATAATAAATCATAATGTGTTTATATTTCTTTTATAAAAATCTTTTTATTGTATATAGCAATGGAAAGTTTTGCAACTCAGACAACAGTTGACATAACTGACTTAGGGCTTACAAAAGGCGGGAAGTACAACATTCTTATAAATGGAACAAGAGGAAAAGGAAAAACAACTTTGATTAAAAATCTATTGACAGAATTACATGATGAAAATACTTCAATAACCATACATTCAAATGACACAGATTATCAAAGTTATGAAAACATGAAAGTAACCACTGAAAAAACATACACTAGAGAAATTATTGTATATGATTGTGTATCATTATATGATAATGAATTATTATACAATTTAGACAACCCAAATTTCACTGTAATTTTGGCAATACAATTTGCATCTATTGTCAAACCAGTAATAAGAAGCAGATTTACGCATGTTGCATTCTTTAATGATCAAAATAGAGGAACATTACAGCATTTATGGACAAATTATGCGTCATTTATAGAATTTAAATTATTTGCGCAAATAAAATTAAAATCTTATGAGTACTTATTTGTAACCATTAGAAATTCTGAATTAAAAATATGTCAAACAGACCCAACAAAATGTAATGGATTTTCATGTATTTATGTTCACAATTCGACATATCAACATAAAAATATAAAAACAGATGTGTTATATAAAGACCTGTTGGAAAAAGTAGATAAAACAATCAACGAATTAAAACAGATAAAAGATGGAATTCGTCTATTATGCCAACAAAATACAGCTTAAAAGGATGTTATGTAATCATAACAATGACAAAAAGAAAAAGTGATGACGATATTTTGACAGAGGTAAAAAGAATAAAGAATGAATATGATAATTTTATATCATTAATGTCAACAAATTTTTTGTGTTGTTACCAATGTAATAGTACAGAATGTTGTCATGTAAATGAATTTAAATTTGGCATACAGATGTTTAAAAGAATGATAACAAACGATATCATATGTAATAGTAATGAAAAAAAAGACCAATATGAATTATTAAGAAAATACGTTTATTCAGTGTTATTTGTGCCAAGATATGTATCAATGTTGAATGATATAAAATCTAATAAATATCATGGACAAGAACAAGATGTTGCACAATTTAGAGAAATGATGAAAGAAAATATATGGAGTGAAGATTTAGAACATATGTATTGCCAAATCACATGGAAAAGTTTATTAAATGCACATAAACCACTATTTTGGCAGAATGCATGTCATTCCATAAACATATCTGTTGAATTTAATTAAAGTTTATACAAATTTAAATTATTTTGTATAAACGCTTAAAAAAATATATTGCATATAGTTATTATGAATGAAGAACTTGTATACAATCCGATAAAAAAATGTAAATGCTCGACTGTATTGATATGTGGTGAAAATGCTGCAGATAGAAATATACTTATTAGACAAATGTTATGCGAATATTCAAAAGGCATGTACATATTTGATCCGGAAGAAAAAATTCCAACACGTATTGTTGTATTTACAAGACAGCCAGAAAGATATTCAGATTTAACACAACATATTTATTCTGAATTTAACAAAGAAATTGTTAATTTATTTGTGGAAGCAAATTTCACAATTTTTATTGTAGATATGTATTTACAGCAGCGTCAAATAAATGACCTTTTGAGAACATCAAATAACCCCTTTGCCATTATTTTGAGTATGGACTATTATCACTATACTGGATCATTATTATTAAGTACATTTGATACCATATTTTTATTGAAGACAGACAATGATTCTCAAGAGAAAATCATAAAAAATTTTGAGTGCAAAAATCCAGAGTGTCCATGTGAACAAAATAAGGTTATAAAAGACCTATGTGAAAAATTACATTGTGACAAGAATGATTATATTATGTTTAACAGAACTTCTTTAAACTGTGACATATACCATGGTAAAGTTCCAATTGTATTTAGAACAAAATTTAAGAATGAATTTAGAAACAACACTGAAGAATTGCGATCATTAGTCATCAAAAGAATGAATGAGTATAAAGAGATAATTAGACAGTTGGAAAAGGTAAAAGTGTGATTATTTTATTAATTTTATATTCATATTAAATTTATAGTTTAATATGAATCAAACATTAATGAACTGTATAGAAAAAGGTAAAAACAAACGTGTAATGGTATGTGGAAAAAAAGGATGTGGAAAGTCAGCATTAATAAAAAAAATGTTAGAAAATTACATTCTGACTGAAGAAACTGACAATGGAACTTCTTTGCTTGTATTCGATAATCATGCAAGATTTGGATATACATATGCAGAATTGTCAACTCCATTTGAAAATTATAATGGAAAACTAGTTGATATATTATGTGAATCTAAATCATACCCAATTGTAGTTTCAAATCTTTTATTAAAGGAAGACGATTTAAGCGATATAATAAAAACAAGGAATGTGCCATGCACAGTAATATTAGAAACTCAATTTCCGCATCGCGAAAATGTTTTACAAGGTAAATTAGATGATATTATTATTTTTTATTGTGATTTGTATTCCAAATTGGATTTTTTTAAATCTTTGAATTGCAAACGTGAGACCTGTTTGACTTGTAGTACAGGTGAATTACAAAAAATATTTTCTGATGTTGATAAAAAAAAATATATTCATTATCACAGAGGCGAAACATGTTGTGAAATAAACACAGGTATTTTTGATGTATATAATAAATTCAAGATAAATGATGAATTAAAAAAATCAATAGATGATGAAAGGAAAAATCGAGACGAGGGAAGATTTTCATTTGCAGACTATGGAAGTTATGAACAATATCCCTAACGGGAATTTTATCATTTTTATTTTTAAATATATGTCAAAAGACATATATTTAAAAATAAAAATTGTAAAATCGCTGGGTCGCGATTTTATCATTTTTTATTATTGATTTCATGTTAACACATGAAATCAATAATAAAAAATTGAAAATATAATATAATATCAAAATACATATCTTATATTATTATATCAACATAACATATGACTGACAATAAAACATTATCTGGCGGGAAGAAAGAAGAAGACAGGGATATTATTATTAAGAACGGCAAGACATATTATAATAACATGTTTTATGATATGAAGTTAAAAAAGTCTAATATAAAAAATGCAGGTCTAGGCGTATTTTCGCAAGTTAACATAGATAACAAAGTTGTTATTGGCGAGTATGATGGTAAATTAGTAAAGTCAACTGATAAATATAATGCTGATTATACAATGCAGATCACAGAAAAAATATATGTCGATGGGTCAAAATATCCTAGACCTTTTACATCAATGATTAATGATACATACAAAACAAATTTTAAACATAACTGTGAATTTGTAATTAGAGAAAAAAAACAAAAGGTTTTAATAAGAACAATTAGACCAATTAAAAAAGGGGATGAATTATATATTGATTATGGAGAAGAATATTGGACATCTAGAGAATAACAACATCAATATTAGATGTCTTTTTTATATTTTGTTGATGTAGAGATTTTTCGTTTTCAATTAATTTTCCTATGTATTTTCTATTATATATTATATCATCGACTTCTGGAGTGCCTTCAGTGATGTAATACATTTTTATATTTTTTTTAGACACACCTAACATTTTTGCAACTTTCCTTTTTAATTCTAGTCCTGTTGCCAAAGATGACATTTCAACAGTAAACATTTTTTTATTATGGCAAATATTTAGTTTACAGACATAGATATCAGTATAGTCTTTTATTATTGAATCATAATCATATAAATTTGTCTTGAGAACTTTCAGATTGAAATTATCTAGACTCATGTTATTTATTTGCTTTGTGATGGCTTCTTGAAAATTCATTATACATATGTTATATTAATGTTTTCTTATGCATATATTTGATTTTTCATTTTTTTAACTTTGTGTATCGACACACAATTAAAAATTGAAGAAGCAAATAAATAAATACCACAATTATAATATATAAAACAATAGCTGAACAGCAACAATCATTAGATGAAACAATGGAATTAGAATATAAATATAGTAGAAAGGCCAAACAATCAATATTTAACAGTGATGATATTGGTTCAGTCAGATATGGTGGTTCATTGCGATCCAATGAATATCCTGAGCTTACAACAGACACCCTTGCGCATAACACACATGTATATTTGACAGATGCAGATTTTATTGAAACAAAAGGCCAAAAGTTTAATGACGAATTGATAAATTATCTGGAAAAAAATTATGTATACAGAAGAGTAAATACAAAACATCCGCGACATGATGATTCATCATTTGCATGTGCATTTGAATACATAGTGCCGGTAACAAAAATCTTGCCATTGGCATCAACTCATAAGCAGACGTATTTTAAAATCAAAGATATCGTGAAATATGTTGATGCTGAAAAAATTAAAGGAGAAACTGTTGATTTAGAATATTGTTATCTTCTCAAGAACGACAAGTTATATAAATATGGCAAATTAATTCCAGACAAAATAACATTTGATGATGAATCAATAAAATTATTCAATATAGCATGTTACGAGACAGGATGTAACATAGTAAGAAATGCAAATATATTCTACACACCTCACAAATATTTTTATAGTAATAATATTACAAGTGGTACATACATAAGTGATGATTTTGAAATACATTTAGAAAAACCATCATATGTTAATCATATTGCGACAATGGCTGAACCATATATTCAAGTATATAAAATTGCAAAAAGCCATAATATTGTGAAAAAAACCATGTCGTCAAATATTGTAAAATATGAAGAAATGAATGGAAAAGATTACAGATATGATATGGTATCTGTTGTCTATCCAGAAAGACTATCATGGGTTGAAGATTTTGAATTATTATATAAAGATATGAAAACAAAAAAATGGAGATCACTTGGAAAATTTGTTGGCAATATAAATGCATGTGACATTAAATTAAATAGTTTTAATATGGTTTATACAGATAGATTTTGGGTCATTCCATTATCAATACACAATGGTGATACATGTGATGCTAGAAGTATGAAAGTCGCTCTGTTTGGATTATCAACTGATAAAATTGAACAACATATGCATTACAAAAAATACATATTTCATATAAAAGCAACAAAGAAACTTGCAAAAAAGGCAGAAATGTTAAGGAAGAAGAACCTCTATTTAGATATTTTAAATAAATATAATCATGAAACTCAGAAAAATAAGCAAAATAAGCACTATCTTGACCACCATAGAAAGGCAAATGGAAGAGTAAATAAATATCCTGCTTATAATGAATGGAAATACGAACAAAAACATATTTTTGAAGATGATTATGATGAATAGCAAAATAAAAAATTGAAAAAAATGAAAAGTTTAATTAAAGAATTAAATAACATAATTATAATATATAGTAACAATGTCACTGTACAAACACAACAACGCAACAGATTTAGAATTAGATTATAAACATAGCAGAAAAATAAAACAATCAATATTTAACAGTGATGATGCAGCTTTATTTAAATATAATGGAACCAATTATAACTATTATATTGACACTCGTACTAAACTTTCAACAGAAACTTTACCTAGTGACACACATGTATATGTGACAGAAGTAGATTCATGTAACATAAAAGGACAAAAATACAATGATGTGCTAATAGATTATTTTGAAAAAAATTGTGTTGATAAAAAAGTGAATACAAAAAAATCACGATATGACCATTCAACAAATGCATTAACATTTGAATACATAGTGCCGGTAACAAAAATTTTGCCCAAACTATTAGACCGAAAAAGTATTTAAAAGTATTTAAAAGTATTTAAAAGTATTTAAAAGTATTTAAAAGTATTTAAAAGTATTTAAAAGTATTTAACTTTACCATATATATATGAAGTCCAAAGATGTTTTAAGAATTTTGGGTATTTCTAGAGTCACTTTATGGTCTTATGTCAAATCCGGTAAAATTAAAGTTACTAAACTTTCTAATGGTTTTTATGATTATGATGATAAATCCGTTTACGACTGTGCCGGAAAAAAAAATAAAGTTAACGTTATTTATGCAAGAGTTTCTACCTATAAACAAAAAGATGATTTGAAAAGACAAGTTCAGCTTCTTAATAAATATTGTCTAGCCAATAAAA